TTAGCTATGACCCAAGTGCTTCCTATGGGTTGTAAGACCTCAACACGTTCTATAGTTACCCAAGGAGTTAACATAAGCCCAACAAATGCAGTAACACTAAATAAACTAAATAAAATCATAAATCGGCTTTGATCCTCTTTACGATTCTGATTATCAATCTTAATGAACCGTTCATGTTTATCAAGTTCTTCCGTTGTTACGATCCCATCACCATCTAGGTCAGCTTGGTTCAGTGGGTTATCTCTTGAAAGTTTTTTCATTTTATTAACATCCAATATGGTTCATTCGTAACAGAATCAAGATATGCTAAAAGAAGCAATGCAAGGGTAAAACATATTATCACTTTGCTGGGTATCATTCATCTTATTGATACCTCATTGCAAACATAATCATAAAATAAGCACCAACTCCAGTAATAAGCATTGCACAGATAATTCCTATGGCATTTATAAGTTGGTTTCTTCTTCGAGTTGCTTGATAACGACCCTCAACCTCACGCTGTTTCTCTTTCCTTCTCAACTCCTGAAGTTGTCTCCAACCAGCTTCTCCTCTGGTACTCAGCACTATGTTTCTTAAATTATGCTCTAAATCCTCTGCCTGTTTTAACGCTATAAACTGTTGCATAGCATTACCGCCACCAGACTTTTTAGCATCTTTTGCATTAGCTTTTACGTCATCTATGGCTTGCCATAAAGTTCCTAAATCCTTGCCAAGTTCTGCCATTGACTTCGCACCAGCCACCCCTGCTTTTACGGCTGCAAATGCTGTCATTGCGATAGTAATTGGTTCGGGCATGTTCTTAGGTCCTTCTTAGTGAACTTTTTCGTTGAACGTCAATGCGTTCTCGATTTACTTCGTTTCGATTTTGTGCAATCTCTTCCGTGCTTTCTATCTTTGCAGCGGCACTTGCAGCTTGTTGTTCTAACCTATCTCGCTCTATATCTCTATCGGCCTTGTCGTCTGCTGCTTTTCTCATTTCGGTCTGCTGCTTGAGCTCAAGTTCTTTCATTCTAATCTGAACCAACGGATCGTCCATTGCACTCTGACCTTGTGGAATTAATTGTGTCATCAGATCTTCAAGAAGTTTTACTTCCTGCATAGATATTAACTTCTCTAGCTGTGCTGGATCTTGCATCTCCTGCTGTACTTGCATGATCTGCATCTGTGCTGCTTGAGGATCTAATCGGCCTTGTTGCACTGCTTCTTGGGCTCTTTGTATGATTGCTTGTATCTCTTCATTAACCATAAGTCTTGCTTTTTGAGAAACGTGTTCTTGCAAGTGAGCGTAAAACGTACCCATAACTTGAGGCGATGTTGTCACAATAGGTGTCTTCATAAACATTATATGTATCTTCATGTGAGCATCGTGGTCCTGTTCAGGAAAAGTTCTCAACAACTCACCCATCAAAGCCCTTGCATTTTCGATAGCCGGGTCTAAGGGTTGAGGCTCTGGTGGAGGAGGTAAAAGTTCATCAATGTTTTGAACCTCCAATGCCTGGTACATACGCTTATATGCAGCATTTAAATTATGTATCTGAGGGTTTGATTGAGCCATCTGTAACTGTGTTTGTGCCAAACTTATACGTTGTGCCATAGAAAATATATTAGGATCACTAACAGGGATAACATCCACACGGTCATCAAAGTCCGTTGCAAAGATAGTATTGTCACCACCGGCTATAGAATACGGGTACTCCTGTGGTAAATTCTTAGAAAATATCCTGGCAAGAATACGAAACTCTGTCTTTTGAGCATAATGCAATCTTTTATGAATGGCAGACATAACTTTCATACCACGTTCCAGCAGAGCCACTGTGGTGCCCACTGGAGCCTCGCTGTTCATATCGCCTGTCTTCTGGTCAGCCAAGGTCACAAAGCGTCTCCCTGCCTCTATTAGAGACCCTAGAAGCTGTGACAATGTTCCTGATGGTTCTTTATACGGCAGGGGAATAATAGAATCTCTAATATTACCACCTGGTGCATCAATGTCCCTCCATTCACCCGGTTGCAAAGGTTCATCATCATTACGAACCCGTACACCCCTAGCCTTGAACCCGGCGGGAAGATTTGCCAGTGTTCCTGCATCGATCAACTGACGCAAGATACTGGTCGCAGCACGTCCAAGACCCCCGATCATGTGGATTAAACCAAAACCATAAAAGCCTAATCCAGGCATGAATTTGTAATGAACAAAGTATTGACGCTTTCTGGCAAGACCTGCACCTTCATCAAAATTCCTGCGTATAGAAAGAACCTTTCCTGAACCTTCGTCTATTGTAACAATGTAAGGAAGCTGTATTCCTGTTGGCTCCCCTTCTGGGGACATGTCCTCAAATCCTTCAATATCTAAATCTATATGCATTTCAAGCAAAGTAAAAACATCATCACTATACGCCTTTGATGTTCCTTGTATCTCGTCAATCTTCTGTTGGACCTCGTCAGAGGAAGTTTCTGAAGCTGTTAGTTCAATATCCCGATAAAACCCAGCAACCTGCATCTTTCTTATTTCATTTGCATCCATCCGTAAAACATGTGTTACACGAGAAGAGGTGTTTAAATCCGTAGCTGAGTAAGGAACAACCAAGTCTTGAGCTGGAACAAACTTTGCTACCGCTCGTTGCTTTGCCTCATCATAATAAATTTTCTTAAAAGTAGATCCAGATAGTGGAAGATAAAACAATAACTGATCCATATCAGGATCATACTCTTCCATGACATCTAAAACCTGATAGTTCATAAAGTCTTTTACACGTTTAGCTTGCTCCTCCTTCTCAGGATCTCTTGCTCCTAAGATTTGTGTTCTAACAGGACCACCTGCTGGCAATAACTCCTTATACGCCTGTGCTTGAAACTGTGTTACTGATTCGGCAATCAAAGGATGTGTTACACCGGATGCCCCCTGAAAAGGCTGTGTCCTTTCCTCTTGGTTAACACCTAACTGGTCTAAGCCCTTGGTGTACGTTTCTTCCCACTCGGACCGTGACTCTAAATCATCTTCATAAGATGCTCGTAATTCAGAAGACAACTCACCTAAATATCCATCCTCAAGAAACTCAGCAAGGTTAGCATCATGCTCAATCAAGTCTTCTGCTTGTTGCTCCAACTGTTCAACTAAAGCCTGGACCGTTGCTCCTCCTTGCCCATCTTCAATGACCTCTGCACCACCCTCAAAGTTCTCAACAGTGGCTACATCAACTTCTATCTCCGGCAGTTCCTCAGTTGGACCGCCTTGCATCAATCCCGAATCAACTAAGGATATAGAAGGTCTGATTGGTTGCTCTGCCATTGTTTCAATCCTTTCCTAGTCTCGTTAAACGTCTTCGCCATTAATAGTATTCCCTTTTTCTAAGGTATCTATCACCGTTCATGTCGTCTTCCCCCTCAAGGGATATAAATCCACCCTGACGAAATCTCATCAAGGCTAATGTCATACTATCACAAAAGTCATCATTGTCACCATTGGGAAACGATGTAACTTCCTCAATTACTTCATCAGAGAACTTCTTGTCCTCTGGTGCCCACACCACACCAGCCTCAAACAGCGGTGCAACCATGTGCATTCGGGTTACCTTATCACGTCCTTTGCCTGGAGAAAAGCCTAATGCTGGTACACCTCGCAGTCTTAACTCGTCAATCAAGGGTGTACCCGTCGCTTTCGCCTCTACAAGCACCATGTCAGGCTCCCAATACTCGTGTTCATCAAAGGCAACCTCCTTGAGTTCAGGAAAACTCCACCGACCACGCCGTGCATCCATCAATATAATGTTATCCGGACCCCCTTCATCTGGATTAAACACGCCCCACGTTGTAATTGCTGAATAATCTGCTGATTCTTTCTTGGAAAACGCCGTATCATACGCCTGAAGAATGTATTTGCACTTAGGTATGTCCTCTTTCTCCCACATTTGCCACCATTCTTTCTTTACAATCGCCCCTTGTGTGGATGTTGGGTCCTGTTGCCACTGAGCTGACCATTTTGCTACAGGAAGAGAGGCTTTTATCGACAACAATGCGTCTTTTTCCCAAAACTCAGGCCACAAAGCCTTGCCTGACGGCAAGATTGCAGGAAATTCTACCACTTCCCACTTGTCTGCAAACGAATCACCGCCCTGCTGTGCCAATAATCTACCTGTCAAGTCTTTTTTACCCCATCTTGTCATAACAATTATGATAGAACCACCCGGTTGAAGACGCTGACGTGGACCAGAAGTGTACCACTCATACGCATGATCGAATGCACTCTCTGATAATGCGTCTTGTTCCGAGTGTGGGTCATCAATTACAAACAAATCAGCACCACGACCCGTTACAGCCGCCCCAACACCAGCCGCAAAGTACTCTCCACCCTTATCTGTTTGCCATCTTCCGGCACCTTTGTTGTCTTCTTTTAAATTAGTTGTGGGAAATATGTCTTTATATTGCGGATCGTCTATAAGATCTCTTACTTTTCTACCAAATCGAACAGCAAGCTCCGTATTATGAGTGGCCTGAATAATTTTTAACTTTGGATTACGTCCCAAAAACCACGCTGGCATTAAATATGACGCAAACTCTGACTTAGAATGACGAGGAGGCATGTTAATAATAAGACGTTTAATCTTACCACTTGCTACGTCTTCTAGTTTCTTTGCAATAACACGGTGATGAGAGCCCTCAATAAAGTTTTCATACACATGATGAGCAAAAGGCATAAACTTATTCTGTGCCTGTTCCCGTAAATCCAGTTTCTTTTTAGCTTGTGTTAACGCTAAAATCTCTTTTAACGCATCTTCGGGCAGTGCTTGTAAGTTCATTTACCTTGGCCTATAAGGAGTATATCCACTTAATGCTGCAACACTTTTCGGTTGATAGTAAGGACCAATACGAGGACGAACTCTTTGTATCACGGTTCCTGCACCATCGTCCTCTTTTTCATCAGGCATACAAACAAATTGCCCGTCTACTTTAACAGCGGTAAATCCATCTGGGCACTCGAAAGGAGGCTTATCGTCATCACCCTCTGGTAAAGTAACACCCGTATCATCTTCTCCTGCATCGTCATCAACAACGACTTCTACCTCTTCTTCTGGCACAACGACAGTGGTTGCCGTTCCTGGTGGTCCTACCACAGTGGTAGTGGTGTCTGTTCCAGTATCCCCTGTAACAGTAGTGGTTGCTGCTGGATCTATTACTGGATTTACTACAGCTGTAGATGTTGGGTCTATTGTTGCTATCCCCGTCGCAGTAGTATCAACAGGTACAACATTGTACGGAGTAATATCTATGGCATCGTCCCCTGGTCTAGAGGTTGTTGTTTCTGATTGTCCTGAAATTACGGGAGCAGTGCCGTCTCCCGGATCTCTTGGTACTGATATTTCTGTGCCCCCAACATTTGGAAGTGCAGGAGAAACAGCACTTGGTTGTGCCAAGCTAGTAATCTCAGGTATAGATAATCCAGTAGACTCAGAAATTTGAGATACTGTATTTGGAGAAAGACTACCTGTCGATGCTATCTCACTTTGTATAATATCTTGTATCGCCATAATCTCCATGCTCGTCGGGCCTTGATAGCTAGGAAGAGCAGGAGGAACATTTGATGGCAATGTCAACCCAGAAGGAAGACCCTCTATATTAGGTTGAGTAAACATAGAAGGATCATATGGTGGCAATGAAGGTATTGAAGATGGTTGAGCAGTGCCCGATAAATCCATCTCAAGTTGAATGTTTGGATCAATAGAAGTTTCAATATTAGGTAACGCAGAAAATCCCCCCGGTGCGGTTAATGCATCAGGTGGACCCGGAAATTGAAAACGAGGATCAACAGCAACAGAAGAAATACCTCCACCCGTTGTCACATCAGGTGTTAGAGAACTCGGAGGTGTATACGACCCCATAAACTGACCCGGTTCCATGTTTAGTTGAAAATTAGGATCAAGCGTTTGTATCCCCTCTAATCCCGCAGGGGTCTCTATACTTGGACCAAGAGCCTCGGGGCTAACTCCTCCAAGAACAGCTGCTTGAACTCCTGCATCAGCACTAATTGACGGAATACTTGTAGAAATTTGAGGAGCAGTGCCTGTTGTGCCTGTTTGAGTTTGAACTCCAGAACGAGTTCCTATTAACGGAACACCTGTACCCGTTGCTATAATGCCCTCTCCAACAGCCTGTTTAGGATCAACTTGTCCAGTTCCTGCTAATTGTTGAACAACAGATTGTGCTGTCTCTGTCGCCCCTTCAAGAGCAGGTGCTATAATTTTTCCACCTTTTAAAACAGGAATAGCATTAAGAGCACCGTTAGCTAAACTCGCCGTTGTAGCATAAGTCCAATCCGAAGCATTTGGACTTGTACGCCCACTTAACGCAGCTCTTTCAAAAGCAATAGGACCTAATATTTGAGCAACTTCGGGAATAGCAGCACCAACACCACTCGCAATCATTTGAGTTGTTGCTCCTGCTCCTAAAGCAAGAGCACCTTTACCAGCGGCATAAGCTGTTCCAATCGCAGCTACTAAATTAGGTAATTGTTCTAAAACAGCACCAGGTAACTTTTCATAGTTAAAATTAAGAAGTCCTTCTTGTCCCTCCTTTGTAGCAGCAGCTAATGATGGATCAACCTCACCTGGAGCAAAACCGATTGGAGCATTAAACTGATTTAAAAACTGAGAGGTTGCACTAGGACCATAATCATACCCTTCGGCAAAACTATTAAGAGCTCTTGCGGCGTTATCAAAACCAAGGGCCTCCATTGTGGTTCCCACGGCAGAAGCACCTTGTTGCAGCCCTCCGTACATTGTATTTAAAGGATCTACTGTATATTGATCAGCACCAACTACTGGAGATATAACAGATCCTAAAATCGCACTTCCACCACCTATAAGATTTTTCTCATCTATGCCAGCAACAGCCCTCCGCTCTTCTTCAGCTTGCTCTGGCGTATAAGCTACTCCCCTAGAAGGATCATAAATTAAGCCCTGTTCAATTTCACTTAATCTTTGACCTATGTCTGCTCTACCAGCACCATATTGTGCTAATTGTTCCGCATACCCTGGAGCAAGTTGGTCAGACGGAACAGGGGCTGCCTCCGCAGAACCAAAAAAGTTTAATGGATTTAAATCGCTTAACGAAAAGTTTAAACCAGCTGTTTCCACTGGTTCAGGCTCAACCCTCTTTAAATCTTCTGCATATTGAGCCAAAGATTTTTTGTTCCTATCTGAAGGATTATATTGACCTCCCGAGTTAACAAAGTCCGTCGCCCCTTGCACACCGCCAAGATGTGCCGCTGCACGAAAACCATCTCGGTCTATTCCTGTTTCAGCCAAGGCAATAGGATCAAGAGCATCGTATGCTTTATCAATGTCGCCTATATGCCATAAATTAACCTTATCCTGAAGATCATTGTCCTGTACAAATTCAGAAAGCTGTATATCTGTGTTGTTCTCTCTGTTGTAATCATCTAATCGTGGTTGACCAAACTGAAGAAGACCCGAGTACCCTAACTCATTCACACTTTGATAATCTCCCGTGCCTATCTGCCCCGGAGTGCCGCTCTCAAAAGAAGCAAGTTTCTGAATAAACTCTTCTGGAGGTGACCCCTCATCTTTAAAAGCACCAGAGGCCAATGCGTTTTGTGTAAAAGCTAACTCTTCCCCAGGACCTACACCTTGGGCAACGGCCTGTGGAATAAGATCCCCGAACCTATCACCCTCGGGAGTAACCATGTCAGGAGACAGTGTAAGACTGCCGTCTTGAACAGGAGCCGCAGGTAAAGCACCAGGGGCAAAGGTTCCAGGACCACCTATAGGAAGTGTAGGGTCAGGAGTGGGGTCAGGAGCAGATGGTAATTGATAATCACCTAAAACACCAAGGTTCCTTGCATTCTCAGGGTCTATTTGAGGAACAACCTGACCAAAAGTCGGAGAAGCAGGATCATCATCACGAGCATAAGGAACAGTTAAAGGTCCAAGAGACGGGTCAAATACTTCCGCAATATCCTGACCAGCCATTTTAAATCGTTCAATATTACCTAAATCATAATACTTATCTACAGCATTAGGATCTCCAGGAAACAATCTTTCTGCTTCCGTCTTAACCTGATCCCTAAGTCTTTGGTTCCTTGCAGCCTCACGCTCGTCTTTTCTCTCCTCTTTCCTTTCTTGAGCTCTTCTAGCCGCAGCCTGATCTTTAAGATACTGAGACACAAGCTCACTGTCCTCACCACCAAATTGATCGTAAACCTTCTGTACTTCCTGATTCCTTAATTGATTCTTTAAAGCTCTTATTTTGTCGTTACCGCTCTCTCCACTCAAATTAAGAGAATCAAGACCAAGAGCGTCAGCAGTTTCATCTCTATCTAAACGTTCTCCGTCTTTATAAAACTTAACGCTGTTGCCTGATCGAACCGCAACAACATTGTCATATTTTTCACCAAGATCATACTCAAATGCTTTTTTATCTCCATAGGTAACACCTGTAAGATCACTTTCTTTGTTCTTGTATCGAGTTCCAGTGCCAATATCTAAATCTTTCACAGCATCAAGGGCCGAGGTCAAATCATCCATTGTCTGGGCAGGGGCAGCGTCAGCAGGAGGAGCCACTGGAGCCGTGCCCTCTAAACTTGCAAGATATTGTTCATACGCTCTTCCTGTAGTACCGCTCGAAAATTCTGTACCGTCAGAAGCCGTGTACATATCCATCGTGCCAAAAGAAGGTAAGTTTTTATAAAAGTCTGATTCAAGAAAACCAGGATCACCTTGAAAACCCGGGACTGCTGGAGGGGCCGCCGGGGGTGCCGCCGGAGCATCCGTCGCTATTACACCACCAGGACCAGGGGCCGGGGGTGGAGCTGCTGGAGCCACAGGTGGAGGAGTGGGTGCTTGGGGAGGAGGAGCAGAAACAGGATCGCCAGAAAAAGTAGCAGGAGCAACATTCATCGTCTGCATCTGCGGAGGAGGAGAAGGAACTTCTTGAGCAGCCTGATTAGCTAAATATCCAGCTTGAGCAGACTTAAAATCAGCACTCGGTCCTATTCCTACATCACTAGGAGCAGGAGGCGTATATAAACCAGTAAAAGCACCCTTCTCATCTACCGTGTATTGTTGACCACCATAACCAGAAGCCTCATCCAAGGTTCTGATCTCTTGACCACCAGCTCCATGAGTATGAACAACACCACCCTCGTGCATCGCAACCGGGATTAATGTGCCAGAAGGGCCTAAGAGCTTATTCTCTTGCATCTTGAACCCATGTTTCTTTACCAGTAAATCTGCTATCTTTGGTGAAATAGTAGGTGACACATTGCCTCCCTCTGCAAAGTCATACTCTGTTCCTGAAGCAACCTCTCCTTCTTTCAGTCTGCTAACAGAAGGATAGACCTCGTCTCTAAGTCCTGGTTTACCTCTTAAATTTACCTGAAGTCCTCTTTTCTTCATTAACTTTTGTGCTTCTTGAGAAGTTATATTTCCTTTTCCATACTGTCCTAATATTGCCTCGGTTGTAGCATCATATGGAGCAGACACCTCAACTTCATCTCCTACTTTTTTCTTTTCTAAAGGAGGCGGTTGAAACCTTCCTTTCTCTAAATAATCATCTATTCTTTTTCTTTCAGCCCTATTCATTTGACTTAAAAATTCACCCGGACCCAAGTCATTCATGTCTTCTGAAAAGTAACCCTGTGGGTCATCTTTTAAACCAGTAGGTACTTCCATCCTATTTCTTGCTCCGGCTCTTATCGCCCTTGCCGCTGCATCACCAACAAAAGGAATTAATCCTAGTATTGCAGCTCCACCCAAAGCTCCAATTAAAAAATAATTTGGATTAGGTTTTTTAATTTCCTCATATATTTCTTCAGCAGCCATTGCATCCCCTACAAGGGGAGTAGCTTCAGCTAAGAAAGTTCCAAGGCTCCCTAATCTTTCTCTGGTTTTTTCGCCTTCAAAAGGATTAGTACTAAACGAACCATCCATGCTTATTCCTCTCTTAAAGCCTGTACTAAAAACTATATAGCATTTCCAAATGAAAATACATAGCTAATTTTTTTGGGGGCACAAAAGGGGACCCAATGAAAATATACACAAATGAATTTATATTACCAGCATTATAGACCAAAACCTGTCGGCACGCACGCACGATTCGGGGGGACGGGGTTGCGTCGATTGCATCTCGTTAAAAGTAAACTGCACCAGTAACACCTAGTTAGGTGCAGCGTATACTTGTTTAAATTATATGTATTACTTGTGTTTTTATTGTTGCAATTACATAATTTTTTCTATAGAATTTTTATATCGAAAGATTTTTATTAGAAAAGGAATCATTAATGAAAAATGGAATCATATATAAAGGTCGGAGTCTTCTTAATGGTGAGGACGACGTTGTCGTTATTGCGACGCTAACTAAAAGCAATTCTAAAACGACCAACCCCAACGGCGACGGCGTTTTACAAACTTATATTTTAGTTGATGGAATCGACCCGAGACTTGCCAGTAAAACGGGGCAAGACTTTGCAATATGTGGCAATTGTAAACATAGAGGAATCCCTAACAATGACCCGAATCGTAAAATTGCAAAAAAGAGAACGTGCTACGTTAACCTTGGCCAGGGAGTCCTAATTACTTATAATGCATATATTCGGGGCGTTTATCCTATGGCCAACAACGCAGCATCTAGAAAAGAATTAGGACGTGATCGAGTTGTTCGAGTCGGTACCTATGGAGATCCTGGAGCCGTTCCAAGTTTTGTTTGGGATCAGTTATTGAGTGAATGCGACTCTCACCTGGCATACACTCACCAGATTGGATATATGCCGGGAATCGCTATGCAATCGGCCGACTCTCATGAACAGGCCCTGGACCTATGGTCCAAAAACTTGCGTACATTTAGAACGCTGGATAGCGTCAACGATCTAGACAAAAACAACGAAGTACTTTGTCCAGCATCAAAAGAAGCGGGGCGGCGTGCGACGTGTGACAAGTGTAAGTTATGCGGCGGCCTATCCACAAAAACCAAAAAATCAATAGCAATTGTATTACATTAAAGGAGTCGAAATAATGAAAGAATTTAATTTTTTAGATAGAATCTTGGGGCCGTTAATTCAACCGCCAAAAGATAGAAAATTAATTAACCAAAATGCAAGGGAAAGGTATCAAGCAAAAAAACTAGCTGAAAAACTTAACGTAAAACTAGACGTTGAGCGAGACGCGGTTGGTTGGACTTGCTGGGTCCTTGCCGATGAGATCGAAGGTGATCAATTCTGTACCAGTTGGAACGAAGTTCTATATAAACTCGAAATGGTTAACGAAAGAAGGAGTTGAGATAATGAATAGTAAACTTATAAAATTTATATACATTTTATGGTGGACCGGGGCAATAGCCTCGGCCTTCCTAATTGGTGCTTTTATTGTTTGGCTATGGCACGTTTACCCGAATATAATAATATAGGAGTCTTGAAATGAAAAAATATTATTTGAGAGTCCTTGTGACCGATGAAGCATTTATTGAAGTCGAAGCGGAAGATCTCAATCAGGCTTGTTTGATTGCCGAAAAAAAAGTTTACGAAGTGGACAACGATATTCACGTAGAGAATTGGACATCTGTAGAGGAGTATTAAAATGAAAATTTATAAAGTAAAATGTTATGTAGATTTTCTGGATACTAAACCAGAAATATTTTCTTTTGAAAGTTTTGATCTAGCCCATGATTTTGTTGGTGATGAAATTACTAGAAGGATGGAATATATTAGCTCACATTCCCAACACAGAATTGATGAAGAAGAATATAAAAATATAGAAGAGGAAGAACGTCTATTAGTTAAGATTGAGGAGTATTGAAAATGTTTTATATTAAAGTTAACTACCGAGGAAATGCATGTAGTGCCATTGAGGAAAAAGAATCTGCTGCTCGATCTCGAGCCAAGGATTTAGCGAAACAATTTAGTATTGTTTATATAGAAGATAGTCTCGGTGGTTTGGTTTGTGAATATCAAAAAAAAGATTTGAGAGATTTTAATAAATAGTAAGAGTTGATTCCAAACTAGCCCGGCCTCGAGCCGGGCATTTTTTTTGCCTTAATCATAAACCCCCCAGCGAAGACGCAAGAGTTTTTTCTAAACCCCCCAGCCGAGACGCAAGTCACTCGAACAAAGACGCAAAGTAAAGACGCAAGTCAGCTCGCAAGGCATCGAACAAAGACGCAAGATCCTCGAACCTTGAACCTATGCCATCGTTATAAACCCCCCAGCCGAGACGCAAGAGTCTAGAGCCGTGATGCCCCTCAAATAAAAATAGGTGCTTGGTCGTGAGGTGCTTGACCAAGTAAAAACTTTTGCCCTTTTTCGCAAAATATGCCATGTGCCACGCTATTTGATGAGGAGTAATATTTACCTTATTGGTTTTCGTTGTCTTTAATTCTATCCAAAAAGGTAAACCATCCAAAACTAAATGAACGTCTGGAACACCCCCTCCGACTTTCGATTCAATTCTATTTGCTAGGCAATCTCTAGGCAGATTGTTTTTTATCTGTTTCCAAAAGTTCGACTCGCTGGGCATCCTTTACCTCCTCAAACTCTGCGTCAACAACAAATGCTTGGGGGTACTGCTTTTGCAATGCAAGCAGTCGAGCCGTGATCTCATCTCTAGAAAGTTGATCCAAAGTATTGATTGTTTCACGTCTATCAATAGTCAAACCCCCAAGAGCTGATCTTATCTTCTCAGCGTTAATACTTGCTGAAAATTGTCCAGCCTCTTCAGCCCCAAGGCTAAGTTTATGAAGTCGTTCAAGTTGACCAATAGTTGTCACTCCATAGCGTCTCTCTCGCTCTTGTCTCAGCTCGGTAATGTACTCAACGACATGAGGATAATCTCTACCATTTAAAAGTCTGGAGGCATACTCATTGGCGAGGTCTTGAGAATAGCCAGCCTTTCTCGCACATTCTGTGTTCGAGTAGATGCCCTCAACAATGTGCCGAGAGAAAGTCATCTGTCTGTTAGTAAGTTTTCTGTCATTTTTCTTTTCTACTTTCTTCCTGATAGAAGGCATTTGCAAATCTCCAAATGTTTAAAAATTATGAGACAAAGCATAGTCAAAAGGTCTGTCTCTATCAACCCTCGGGGACAGTAAAGTGTCCCCAAACGGCAAAAACGTGTTTTTACAAAACATCAATTATAGGGGTTTTAGCCAGAGAAGTGTCCCCGTGTCTCAGGTTTGTCTCCAGATTTTTGTCTATAAGCACCTTATTTTATTGAGTTGGGGACAGTGATGACAGTGGGGACACTAGATTCGAATTCATTTTTCAAAAAAAAAAAATCTGTGGCTAGGGGTTATATGTCACTTTGTCTCCAAAGTACTTGCATATATGTTCTAGTTGTGGTTTAGTTGTGTATATAGAAAAAGTGATTCTATTTTTATTAGGAGAAAATCAATGAACAGAATTAAAATCAATCGTAGATTAGCCGAAGCTAAAACTTTTTTATGTTTTTTCCCTGACGTTGTTGAACGTAAGGGTTTAAGTAAGGCGAAGAAATGGGCGAAGAAATTTTTCAAGGATGAGATGCGCTGGATGGAGGACGATTTGGCTAGTAAGGACGATTTGAGGAAGTATATTGATTCTCGAACCGAGGACAATCAGGTCGCTATCATGATGAGTGGGATCGATTGTGATGGCGTTGAGTGGTCAAATGCTCCTTCCATTATGGACAACCCCAGCGTTCAGAAAATCATGAAATTTGAGAGGGAGTATTATGAGTATGCTGACGGGTCAAAAAATTGGGGTCTTTGTAAGCCTTCGACCGTTGTGGGAGTGCGATCTACGTCTAGGGATTTAGCGACTGAGGCTTACGAGAATGGGCATCCTCACGTTTTATACACATAGGAGGGGGGTGATATGTTTAAGGACGCTAGAAAACTAGCCGAGCAAGACCCAGAGGTTCAAGTGCCAAGCACCGAGGAGCTGGACACATTGAACGTCTGGGATTGTGTGAAGGTTGACGGTGATTGTCGTGGGTACATTTGGGCCAGGATTATTGATCTTGATGATAATCGAAGATTTTTTCGTTGTGATGTCATAAGCGAGCCAGTTGGGCATCAATACAAGTTTGGAGATGAGGTTGTGGTTTATCCTTATCAGATTTTTGATTTTAAATATGCTGAAGCATTGGAGGAGGAGTAATGTCAAAATATAATTCAGTTTGTTTTCTTGAGCATGGGTTTTCAGTTAATCACCCAGAAGAAGATCCATTCTATGAAGATGGTTTTTGGGTTGTGAAAGAGGCACGAGAGAAGATTGAAGAATTGTTTCAAGAGTATCGATCAATGAGTGATGAAGAGTTGGTGGGTGCTTTAAGTTTTACCGATACAGTAGAGAGGGGGTAAACAATGTCAGATAAAGAAGTAAATGGCTGGAGTAACCGAGAGACGTGGCTCGTGGGTCTTTGGATGAATGACGCAATGTTTGAATATTTCAAGGAGCAGTACGCAGATGGTGACATAGCGTTGAACGAGGTCAAAGATTTTGTTCTTGATGAGATAGATCATGAGACCCGAATAAAATCAGGCTTGGCACAAAATCTTTTAAATCATGCATTAGCTGACGTTAATTGGAGAGAGCTGGAAATGTCTTTGAATGAAAATTTGAGGGAGCATTATGCATTTTCAAACGAGTTTTATGGAGGAAAGGAGGCATAGCATTGAATAGGAGACCTTGGAAACAGGGTCTCCCTTTTTGTGCAATGTCGCACGACAACCCAAGGAGGAAAAAATGGGTAAAGTAAAATCATGGTTAACGACAATGGAGGAGGATGCTACTTGGATGAGCCGAGACGGCTGGGCTGGGAAGCATGGGTCTTCTAATCTTAGAATTTATGACGAAGTACAGGATCAAATTGCTATTGAATTGGCGATTCATCAAGTACGATCATTAAATGATTTCATTGAGGGGAGATAAGAGATGGGAGTTCGAGTTTATTTTGAGAGTGATCACTTATCTTGGGCGTGTGAAGTTGCCTATTTTAACAACGAGGACATCTATGATGCGTGTATAGATGTTCTTGAAGAAAAGGCAAAATCCGAAGGTTACTTTTTAACTGAGAGTGTAGAAGATGATGAAGATGATGAGGAAGAGAAAAAATTTATTTGGGTTTACCAATACAGGGAGAGTGGAGGAGAAGATATGATAGAATTATTTTCTCAACTCCCGACAAGAGATCAATTAAACAAAATTATATCGGAGAATCTTGGTATTGATGCCGAGGGTTTAAGAGCCAAGGGCGAGACCCTTGGTTTGAATGATATGCACAATTTTCATCAGGGTCAGGAAAAAGAGTACGTTAAAGGTGAGCGAGAGAGTTATGTCCCAGCCCCCGAGGATTTTTGTGATCCTGAATTTTACGAGAATTTATATCAACAAAACCTTATAGGAGGAGAAGAGTAATGCCAAATATATGCAGAAATTGGGCTAGATTTAGCCACAAAGACCCGAAGAAGTTTCAAGAACTATGCAACGCTATTACAAAAAGCGAATTGTGTTCTTATATAATGCCCGAGCCTGACTACAAAAAAACTGTAGTCATGCCGACATACCCACACATATCAGGAAACGAGCCAGTTGATCCGAGTTCTGCTTGGTGGGATTGGCGAGTACAAAATTGGGGAACAAAATTGGAGTTAAATTTACGAGATGGTTTTTCTGACATTTGTCCTAATACAAATACTGCTTCCATAAATTTTGAGAGTGCATGGTCTCCACCCATTGGAATCTATAACAAGGCCGTCGAGCTTGGTTTTGAAGTTGAGGCCGAGTATGACGAGCCTGGGATGGATTTTTGTGGACGATACATTAATGGGAAAGACGAGTGTATAAGAACGTCCGATAGTTTTAGAGAGGGTACGATGCCCAAATGGGCGTTGGACGATTATGGCGATAGAACTTGGGAAGGCATGGTTGATTGTGGGGAGATCGACAACGAAGGCAATCTTTTTGATTACGAGACCAAGTTAATGCTCAAAAAGCATGGTGAGTGGGGTCACGTTGAGTTTAACAAAAGAATGTTGGAGCTGGGGTCATGACCTTAATTATCCGAGAAACCACGATGCAGAGTGCCAATGCTTTTATTAAAAAGTATCACAGGCACTCTGACATAGTACCAGCCCAACTGATGCACATATCTTTTGAGCTAATTGAATATCTCCATGTAGTCGATGGAAGCGTTCTCAAATACGCTAACAGAATTGGCGTTGCAATATTTGGTTATCCAAGTGGTCGATTTCATAACCAAGATATAATCGAATTAAGGCGAGTATGTTTTTCACCTGACGAACAGTTTTCTCAATTTAAAAACTGGTATCCTTCCGAGCGAGTGAAAAAATCTAAAAACAGCCCTAGTTTGAAAAATATTGCGATGATCGAACAGCTTTATGATACTCCACTTTCATTATTGCCTGGAATAATGTGCAAAGCCTGGACCGTACCATCAAATTTTTTATTGTTTATCGAGCATATTGTAAGGCGTAGGTTTCCAGAATTTACTAGGATTGTGACTTACATTAGGCAGCATGAAAACGGCTCCTATTTAAAGAATGCTGGGTATTACATTGACAAACATTTTGAGAGAGGTGGTTCAAAAAAGTACAGATTAATGAAAGAGATAGGAGATTTATCATGAAAAAAGAATGGGTAATTGTTCGATATACAGATCACCGAGACAACGTAGGTCGTGAAGGTCGTGTAAATGCATGGCGAGATTATGGTGATGACCACGTCTGGGGAAGTGTTCTTTATGAGGTCATAGGCTATCATAGTGGTTCTTATCGTGAAGCATTGGATCTCGGCAAGCAGTACTCTTGTGCTTTAGGTAAACGATCATGACCTACACACTAGAGCCAAATGAAATGGAATGTCCGAGGTGCGAGGGTCTCGGGCAGACCTACTATGAACATCCTGTTATTGATTATGAGAACGGTGGGTATCTGGAGGAGAGGTTGGATTGTTGTGATGATTGCAATGGATCTGGTGCAATAGAAATAGAGGAGGACAAGTAATGACTGATAAAACGTTAGAGAAGGCAAGTATAGTTTACAATAGGCTATTGGATCTCGGGGAAGAGCTGGATCAAGAGGGGATAACGACTCCTGAAATGGCGAGAGGAACGGCATATTTTCTGGTTGAGTTGTGTTTTGATACTGCTCCATCGAGTGACTATGCCATGCATTTACTTTTGAGTGCGATAACGGCAAGGCTGGAAAGAAACATTGATGACAATAAAAAGGAGGTCGCATGATGTTTTTTAAAGGAGAGTTAGCAATCAACCATGAGCCTAGTTTAGATTACATGGCTAAATTATGGGCAACTGAAAATGTTGAGGAAGCAAAAGCAGAGGAGGCCAGAGGTTTTGAAAGTAAATTCTCAACATGTTTTGATTATGAGTACGAAATGTCATGGTCTGCGATTGAAGGTGATCTAGAACAGGACGGATTAGAATGGGAGGAGACAGATGAGTGAACCAATTTATCCAACAAAGGAAAGTCTAAAAGCCGATGGTCAATTAACTGACTACGGTAAAGAAATTTATGAAATATTAGACAAAGTAATAGCTCAGTCAAAAGAGTGGTTCGAGGAAAGCAGAACCGACAGAGATAACGAAGTCGATGAGAATTATATTCATGGATTTGAAATTGATGGTTACAGTTTCGATATTGATATTTGGGATGGTCGAAAAATCAACGATGACAATAAATGGCATTGCGAAGTTATCGAATGTCACGACGACGGAGTATATCATTGTCGTGGCTATCGTGAGCAATTTCTTTGGGAAATTGAGATAGAAGAACAGGAGAAACAAGATGGCTAAATACTACACACCAAAACTGACTAAATCGCAATTCTTCCATGTGTTACGAGCAATGGATTCTTATGGTTATGATGTTTTAGATAATGCTGAATTTGGTAACGATAAGAGTGAGTTAAGATTACATGAGCAAACCAATGAAGCCTTGATGAAAGCAGAGGAGAAATAACATGGCAAAGCGTAAAGAATTACCACGCTATGTTGAGATAGGAGAGGTCGCATGATTATGTCAACGGCCCTTCTTTGCTTGGCAAGCAATATTTATTTTGAAGCAAGATCCGAGCCCATTGCCGGTCAGATTGCAGTAGCCGAGGTAACCCTTAATAGGGTTAACTCGCAAGACTATCCTAATAATATCTGTGAGGTTGTTCTTCAAGAGAACGAGGACGGCTGTCAGTTTAGCTGGTGGTGCGATGGTAAGTCGGATCAGCCCAAGGATATGTTTTCATTCTTAAAGGCGAAGGCAATAGCCAAGATGATGATTCAAGATGGAGATTATATTAGCGTGGTTGGAGATGAGGTAACGCATTATCATTCTACATCTGTCGAGCCGTATTGGTCAGAGGTTTTTCAAAAGACGCAAGTCATAGGTGACCATGTGTTTTATCGTAAGGTTATTTCTGATCCAGTACCGAGGCCCGAGAACTTTGCACAGTTGATTTGTGAGAACGAGGTTAGTCACGTTTATACTATGGATCAATGCATGAAGGTGGACGATGAATAATTTATGTCCAAGATGCCAGAGCCGCAACCCCCCTGTCTATGTTCATGGGCATTATCAATGCCCGGTATGCAAGTCGGTGATTGATGATTGCTGTCAGGGGGAAGTGTGCCAACCAAAAGAGCAGATAAAAAAGGATAATAAAAAATGAAATGTATTAGGTGTAATGAACCAGAAACAAGAAAGATATCTTCATCCCGTAAAGACGGGCATACGGGAGTATTTTTACGCAGACGTTGTTTTTCTTGTGGGTTTAGATTTATAACATGGCAACCAAATAAGGATGACGAATTTAAAGAAGAGTTTTATTCTGAAATGAGACATTATAATTTTCGCAAAGAAGATAAGAATAGAACGCGGTATTTTTAAAGCATGATTATGGATGAGAAAAAGACGCAATACGCAACAGTTGAACTTATTAACTATGCAGATAGTGCGATTGCAGTAACCGAGGATCAAGAAAAAGTTTTCATTAATGCCAGGATTGTGGATAAGATGGATCTCCGGGAGGGAGAAACTCTTATGGTTACTATGGTTACAAACTTTTACGACAAGAGAGATGACATACCTTGGAGAGCTACGAGGGCCGAGAGAGTGAGCTCTCCTACTCTTATGTATTCTATACTAGAAACTATGTCCAAGGACACAAGTTATCTTTGGACGGCTGAAGAATTATCGCAGCTATTGAAAACGGACACAGACGAAATACGCAAGACCCTCGAATCGATGGATCAAATTAATACAGTTGTGAGTTATTGTCTTTCTCACACATCTAATATATAAATAGTTATCTATTAACAATAAAGGATACACAATGAAGAAAAAAAACAATGTCGATAATGCCACACTTTCTGAAAATCCTCGACACAAATATAGAACTGTGGCTTTACTTTTAAAAGATTATGCTTTTTTAAAAGAGATAGCTGACGATGAGCAACGTTCTATGGCTCGTCAGTTGTCGGTGATTATAAGAAAGGAATACGAATCCCTTCATGGGAAAGCGATCTAATTTTGAGCGGGTAGAAAGAGACTTTTATCCCACACCTTTTCAAGCAGTCAAACCTCTCCTACCACATTTATCAGAGAAAGAGTTCTTTGTTGAACCATGTGCCGGGGACGGTACTCTTGTGGATCATCTAGAAAAGAACAATATGAAATGCATATTTCAATCGGACATTGAGCCAAGACGCAAGAACATACTAGAGCTTGATGTATTTAAACTTGATGCTATGCAGTTTTTAAATGCTGATTTAATTATTACTAATCCACCTTGGGATCGAAAGATATTGCACCCTTTAATTCTGCATTGCATTCAGTTGTTACCAACATGGTTGCTGTTTGATGCTGATTGGATGCACACCAAACAGGCCGCTGACTATCTGCCTTATTTAAAAAAGATTGTTAGTGTTGGTCGGGTTAAATGGATACCTGATTCTGAAAGCACTGGAAAAGATAATTGTTGTTGGTACTATTTTGATAAATATAGTAAAGCAACGTGTGCTTCTTTTTATGGTAGACTTTCAAATGGTCGGTTGTTATAGTGAGGAAACATCGCCTCATGTTTAGCCTCCCAGGCAAACTTAAATAGGGACAACGGTCCCTATTTTTTTGGCTCATAAGGCGTACCGATCTTTCCCTTTCTTAATCTCTCGGGTTCTTTGCTATAGCCTCTGATCTGTGTAACGTTGTGACGTTTCATATCTTTTAATAATAAACCAGCGATCTCTTCGTCTAATCCTGTAACATCAGCCAGCTCTTTGCTTGCATTACCTAGGTGCCAAAGCCCACGTCTATATTCAGCCATGATCTCTATCGCTGCCGGGGTATCTAGCTTCGGGTTGGTTTTAGATTTAGCCATTCTCGTACCTCTTCTCCTAATACCTTGGCACTGATATCTATCTTAGCTTGCAATGCACTAACTATTTTTTCGTCTATCGTACCCTCACATATGAGATCAACATAAGTAACCGGGTTGTTCTGACCAATTCTATGAGCTCGGTCTTCACTTTGCATTCGGGTAGCTAGGTTAAAGTCATTAGCATAATATATCACAAGGTTAGCCTCAGTTAAAGTCAGGCCGTAACCCGCTGTTGATGGATTGCCAATTAGATATCGCAGCTTTGATTTAGGATCTTGAAAATCTCTTACAATTCTATTGCGTTCATCGTCAGATGTATCTCCGAAATAAGCTGCGGCACTACCTGTCCCATACTTTTTATTGAGCTCACTTGTAATATATACAATGTCGTGCCTAAACCGAGACCATATAATAGCTTTGCTACTGCTCTCATCTAGAATATCGGTGACGGCCTCAAGTCTTTTGGTTGGTATGGATACAACGTCACCATCGTCTGTCTTAATGTGACCGGAAAGTATTTGTTGCAATCGAAGCATCTGTGTAATGACTGCCGGGGCTGTCACAAGATCACCATTGTCAAGTAGGATCATAGCTTCTCGTTTAATTCTTTGATACCAATCATGTTGCTTGTCACTTAATGTAACATACCGTGAAGTAAAAGTTTTCTCAGGCAGATCTAAACAATCTTTCTTGAGAACACGGTATGAAAACTTATCAAGTCTCCATTGCAAATCGTCCAAGTTTTGATACCCTCTGATCTGGGTAAAAGAATGTGCCCCCATTTTTACACTTTGCGTGACTGCATACCGTGCCTGGAATGCCCAATACGAGTCAAAACCCAAGAGCCCAGGTCTAAGAAACTCGGTCTGTGCATAAATATCTAAAGGTGAGTTTGTTACTGGAGATCCTGTTAGTATTCTAGTATAATCAAAACTTTCAGCTATCTTAATAAGGCTCTTGGTTCGTTTAGCCTTGTGGTTTTTAATCGAAGTTGATTCGTCAACAACAATCATGCCGTGCGATCCATAATTCCTTGCCATCCATTCCCCGGCATTCTTTCCTTTGAGTGTGGAGAAGGCTTCGACATTCATAACAAAGATAGTAAGGCCGGAGAACGTATCCTTTACGGACCTCATTTCTTCTGTTTGTTTTTTGTTGGCACTAGATACCCAGCGAATCACCCTGTATGGTACGCTATCGGATAGATGTTGCGGTATTTCTTTCTCAACCCAATTTCTATATACCCCCTTTGGTGCTATAATTAGAGCAAAGTTTACCTCACCTTTGCAAAATAACATCCCAAGATTATCTATTAAAACCTTTGACTTACCAGTACCCATTTCCATAAACAAGCCAAAACATTTATTGTCTCCGCATTTGTCCAATGCAGTCTGTTGATGTTTATATGGTATAGTTTTAAATTTGTAGTTGACAGTCATCCAGTTCTCCCTTTATAGTCTTTTTACGACACGCGAACTTGTGTGTCAATCACAAATCTGAAGAGGATATACTTATGAATGATATATTTGACGACATGTTTGATAAGGCAGACGCTTTAAAGAACGTGAGTGTAGAAGGAATGAAGTCTTTAGGCCAGCTGGTTAGCCAGGTGGATGAAATTGATGACGATATAGCTCAATTAAAAGATAAATTAAGCAAGAAAACAAATGAGAAACAACGTCTTGTGATGGAACTCATACCAGATCTTCTGGATGAAATGGGTATAACTAAAAATATTGAAGTCAAAGGTCTTAGTGTTGGACGAAGATTTGTTGTAGGTGCGTCGATACCTTCGATAAAAAAAGAAATGAATGAGCAAGAAATACAAGAGTGCATTGCAAAACGTGAGCAATGTTTTTCTTGGCTTCGTGAAAAGGGTTATGAACATAAAATAAAAAACGATGTTACTGTTTCTTTTAAAGTAGGTGAAGATAACCTTGCAGGTGATCTCGTTGGTCTTTTACAAGAGAAAGGTTTTAACCCAACAAGAAAGGTTCATGTGGAATCTCAGACTCTTAAAGCAACTTTAAGAGAATACCATCAAGGAACCAAAAACCGAGAACCACAAACAATGAGCACTAAAGAGCTTGATCTTTTTAATGCTTTTATAGCCAACTCAGCAACAATAAAAAGGACGGTGTAACATGAGCACTAAAGATTTAGATAAGCCTAAAGGTACAGATATTTCTACCGACATAATGGATGATATATTTGAAAACGCAGGAGAAGGAGCGGCATTTGCTGCGGAGGACATGATAATTCCACGCATAAATTTGCTGCAAAAAACTAGCGATCAATGTGAAGAGGAGAAACCTCAGTACTTGAAAGAGGCTAGACCAGGTATGTTCTTTAATACTTTAACAGGAGCTCTTGTTTCTGGAGACGAGGGTTTGTCTGTGGTTCCTTGCTATTCAGTTACAAGCTACACCGAATGGGTTCCTGAAAGTAAAGGTGGGGGTATAGTGGGAACTCTTGACCCAACTGATTTACGATTGCTTAAAACAACTAGAAATGGAAGCACAGAAACATTTGACGACAATGGCAATGAGATGTGGAAAACGGATGAATGGTATTGTTTACAAGTTGAAAAGGATGGAACTTATAACCCTATCATAGTTGGCATGAAAAAGTCTGCATTAAAAGTAAGCAAAAGGTGGAAAACACAAATAGCTATGCAAACGATAGAGCATCCAAAGACAGGTCGAAGAGTTAAACCTCCTTTGTATGGAACCATATGGAAATTAACTTCTGTGGGGGAAAGCAACAAAGAAGGTAAGTCTTGGAAGAATTGGTCTGTGGAAAAAGTAGGTTTAGTTTCCTCTCGAGAGCTATTACAAGATGCAAAGACTTTGCGGGCTTCTATTGTGGCTGGTGAAGCGAAAGCTGCCCCAGAGGACGAGAATAAGGCAGTAGGAGATCAGGGTTCCTCCCCCGATACTTCTAAGGACGGCGACAAAATACCGTTTTAAACCACGCTGTCTTGGGGAGAGGTTCATGATTCCTCCTCTCCCCGAATATATTAGGAGGAGAATATGTCTGAGGCAGAGCAGTTGCTTGCAGTATTTCAAGGATCAAAAGCCGCTCACGGTCAAACAATACTGGGACGTGTTGGTCGGAATGGTAAGACCGAGGCCAACAGTACCGTGGTTCGAGAGCCGTTGACCGTGGATAAAGTACAAGCCCACATAGATGGGAAACACGGCGTTGGTTCAATCCCTATAACGCAGGATAACATGTGTAAGTTTGGAGCATTGGACATTGATACCTATGACCTTGATCACAAAAGCTTAAATAAAAAGATACTTAAATTAAAACTTCCTTTGTTGTTATGTCGATCCAAGTCAGGTGGTGCCCATTTGTTTTTGTTTTTAAAGGATTGGGAACCTGCGTCTTTGGTTCGAGAATATTTAACAGAGATGTCTATAACCCTGGGACATTCGGGCTGCGAGATTTTTCCAAAACAGGACAAGATACTTGCGGATCGTGGTGACGTTGGAAACTTTATTAACATGCCATACTTTAAGGCTGACCTGACAACAAGGTATTGTTTGAATAAGGACGGTGAAGCCATGAGCCTTGTCGAGTTTTTTGAAGCTGTTAAGAAGAAGCGTATTTCTGTGTCTGAGTTAAACTCGTTTCAGTTTGCCGGAAAGAGAGAACACTTTGTTGATGGTCCATATTGCCTGGAGGTTATATCAAGTCTTGGTCCGGTCAGTGAAATGAGAAACATTTTTATGTTTGCCGTTGGGGTATACTGCCGATACAAGTGGCCCGACGATTGGAAGAAGCACCATGAAGAATATAACAGGATGCTTTGCTCTCCTTCTCTCGACGCAAAAGAAATCGTGCAGATACAGGAGTCTTTACAGAAGAAAGAATACTTTTATCAGTGTGAAGTGTGTCCACTGAAGGATCACTGCGATAAAGATATATGTAAGACCCGGCCCTTTGGCGTTGGGAGCTCGGCTCCTGATACCCCTGACCTTGGGGGATTGACGATCATGTTATCAGAACCTCGGTTATACTTCATGGATGTAAATGGCAAGCGGGTGCAGCTATCGACAGAGCAACTACAGAACCAGCTGCTGTGGCAGAGGGCTTGTATGGAACAGATCCAAACTATGCCGCCTACAGTAAAGCCACAGAAGTGGCAGATGTTGGTTAGTCTTCTGATGGATAAGTCTACACAGCTCGAGGTTCCAGAAGAGTTGACCTTGACAGGACAGTTTAAAGAACTGTTGAAGACTTATTGCACGAGCCGGATTAAAGCTATGGCTCCTGAAGAAATGGAGATGGGCAAACCTTGGACAGACGAGGGTCTCACAAGGTTTACGATTGCAGGACTTATGCAGTTCCTCAAGAACCGTGGGTTTACTTCTTATTCAAGAGCCCAGGTGCAAGAACAAATAAAACATTTGAATAACGGACAAGAATGTTTTGGTAGATACAACGTCCGAAATGCAGACGGTAAAAGAATCCAACTACGAGTGTGGTGGGTTCCATCGTTTGAAGAGAATGAAGGTGAAACTGAAAAGGAGATACTAGATGACATACCCTTCTAGACATCTGATGAGAATATCAGAGGTGACAAACTGGCTTGGTGTATCCAGGTCTTGGGTCTACGAACACGTTAAAGACGGCACGTTTCCAGAGCCTATTATATTAGGCCAGGACGACGGTAAGCGTAGTGCGAGTAGGTGGGACAGGGAAAAGATACAGAAGTGGCTAGACGAGCGTCCTCGTGGAGTACAGACGGATGCAGAATAGTACTCTTATCTTTGGTCCTCCGGGTTGCGGCAAGACGTATACTTTAATAGATCACGTTAGAAAAGCACTAGCGGAGGGGGTACCCCCGGCTAGGATAGGTTTTGTTTCTTTTACTCGTAAAGCTATAGGTGAAGCCGTTGACCGGGCTTGTGCAGAGTTTAAGTTAGAAAAGAAAGAGATGCCGTATTTTAAGACAATGCACTCCCTTGCATTTCATGGGCTTGGACTACAGGCAACAGACATGTTGGGTAAGGATGATTGGAAACAACTTGGTAAAAACTTGGGTATGATTTTTGATGGGGTTGATAACATATCTCCTGACGACGGTATTCTTATTCCTACCTTTGATGGCAACGGCAGTAAGTATGTACGGATGATAACCAAGGCAAGGTATAGGTGTGTTTCCTTAGAGCAAGAGTTTAAAGAGTCAGAGGACTACGATATAAACTATAGTATGTTGGTCCGGGTAAACAATGAGATACAAAAGTATAAACAAGAAACAAGCAAGATGGATTTTGCAGATCTTATAGAGAAGTATGAAATAGTAACGCCTCCTTCTTTGGATCTATTAATTGTTGATGAGGCTCAAGATCTAACACCTATGCAGTGGAACATGATTGATCACATGTCTGAAACGGCAGAGCGTGTGGTTTTTGCAGGGGATGACGACCAGGCTATTCATAGATGGACCGGGGTTGATGTAAACTTATTTATGGAGTGTTCAGATAATGTAATTGTTTTAGATCAATCGTATCGTATGCCCCGGAGTATACACTCCTTATCACAGTCTGTGGTTCGTCGTATTCTTAAACGCAAGCCAAAGATATTTAAACCAACAAAAGAAGAGGGTGCCGTTCACTTTCATATGAGCATTGATAATGTACCATTAAACCACGGTTCGTGGACCTTGATGGCAAGAACAAATAAAATGGCAAGGGACTTTGCGTCCATGCTTCGTGACGATGGATATCTCTACAGTTATAAAGGTCACCCTTCTTTAAGCACTGCGATTGCAGAAACAATGGAGACATGGGAGGAGCTACAAGACGGCAACCGGGTATCGATGGATCAGATAAGAAAGTTTTACAGGAACGTACCAAAGCAAGGGACTGCCGCTGTCGTGAAGCGAGGGGCAACAACACTGCTAGATGCAGCTGCTGACGACGATCTGTTGGGGTATGATCAGCTGGTTGCAGACTTTGGTTTGATTGCACCAATAGATAGAGAGCCTATGGACATTGTTAAGATGGGGTTCGATGACAAACTATATATAAGAGCACTTGAGAGAAGAGGAGAGGACATTACAAAACCACCACGAATAAAAGTTTCTACCTTTCATGCTATGAAGGGTGGGGAAGATGACAACTGTGTCGTGTATCTTGGGTCTACATACGCTTGCGTTAATACAAAAAATCAAGACGACGAGCATCGAGCATTCTATGTAGGTATAACCAGAGCAAGGAAGACACTACACATCGTAGATACAGATAAAAAATACAGGTATGAAATATGAAAAGAGATGAAATACTACAAGAGGCAGAGCGAATGATCAATGGTCCAAGGGCCAAGGATTATGGTGACGCGTATCTTAATCATGAACGCATTGCTAAAATGTGGAAGGTTTTACTAGGACATGATGTGACTGTTGAGCAAGTTTACATGTGTATGATTGCCGTAAAACTTTCCCGATTAATTGAAACGCCAACCCATGAGGACAGTGCCATAGATATTTGTGGATACGGTGCCTTATTAGGGGAGGCGTGTGATGGCAAGAAATAGAAATGATAAAAGCACGGTCAACTTTTTTGAACGTCTGGAAATGGATTACTTGGAGCCTGATTGGAACATACCAAGTGAGTACCCAGACTTAACACAATACAAACAGATAGCCGTTGATCTTGAAACAAGAGACCCAAACATTACAACGCTTGGTCCAGGCTGGGTAAGAAACGATGGCTACATTGTTGGTGTTGCTGTAGCCGCCGGGGATTATCAAGGGTACTTCCCCATACGACATGAGAACGGACACAACTTAGATCCAAAGATTACAATGAAATGGCTGAAGGCACAGATGGAAACACCGCATATAAAAAAGATTATGCACAATGCAACCTATGATGCCGGGTGGCTTCGGGCTGAAGGGATCGAGGTTCAAGGACAGATAATCGATACCATGATTGCCGCCCCTGTTGTAAACGAGAACCGTTTTTCTTACAGCCTTAATAATGTGTCTCGTGATTACATTGATATGCGTAAGGACGAGAAGATGCTTCGGGCAGCTGCAAAGGACTGGGGCATAGATCCAAAGGCCGAGATGTGGAGACTGCCCCCCAAGTATGTTGGTGCTTATGCCGAGCAAGATGCAGTCATGACTTTACGGTTGTGGGAGCGGATGAAGATTGAGCTCGATACACAGGATCTCTGGTCTATCTTTAATCTTGAGACTTCCTTAATTCCTTTGATGCTGGACATGAGAACAAACGGTGTAAGAGTTGATCTCGATAAGGCTGATAGAGTTAAGAAGGGGCTACAAAAAAAGACTAAGGAGTTGAAAGCATTTATAAAAGATAAATCCAGTGTGGACGTAGACCCCTGGGCAAGTGCTTCCGTTAGAAAAATGTTTGAGGCTTTGAACTTAAAGTATCCAAAGACAGAGGCTGGCTCACCATCTTTTACAAAACAATATCTTAATGCTCACCCACATGAAGTGTGCCAAGCGTTGGTTAAGCTAAGAGAGTTTGATAAGGCAGATGGTACGTTTATAGAAACAATCCTTCGTCACAATCACAAAGGTAGAATACATACAGAATTTCACCAGCTTCGTTCTGATGATGGGGGCACAGTAACAGGTAGGTTTTCTTCTTCTAATCCTAACTTGCAACAAATCCCGGCTCGTGATCCTGAAATAAAGAAGATGATCCGTGGTTTGTTTATACCAGAGGAGGGAGAGAAGTGGGGGTCCTTTGATTACTCAAGTCAAGAACCGAGGCTCTTGGTTCACTTTGCTGCCAGCCTACCTAAAAGCGTGGCTGGTCGTCATGATATGATCGATGAGATTGTAGAAGAGTACCACAAGGGAGACGTTGACTTGCACCAGATGGTGGCAGACTTTGCAGGTATAAGTAGAAAAGAAGCGAAGACCGTGAACCTTGGTATTATGTATGGCATGGGTAAAGCTAAACTTGCGAATCAGTTGTCGATTGCACCGGACGATGCAAAAGAATTACTTGATACCCATCGTACAAAAGTTCCCTTTGTTAAAGGACTGGCAGATGTGGCGAGTTCCCAGGCACAGGAACACGGAGTTATACGCACGTTACTTGGGCGTAAGTGTAGGTTTCATTTATGGGAACCAAGGACCTACGAATACAACAAACCCTTACCTTTGGAACAAGCACAGAAGGAGCATGGCATGAGTTTAAGAAGGGCGTTTACTTACAAGGCTTTAAACAAACTTATACAAGGGTCTGCCGCAGATCAAACAAAGAAAGCCATGAAGGATTGTTACGACGAGGGTCTTGTTCCTATGCTCACGGTTCATGATGAATTGTGTTTCTCTGTAAAAAATAAAGAACAGGCATCTCGAATAACAGAGTTGATGGAGAATGGACTTAATGATATTCTAAAGGTCCCTTCTAAAGTTGATGAGGAGCTCGGAGATAATTGGGGAGAAGTAGGATAGTGTTAAAAGCAGATGGATTTGACGATGCTGTTATAGGCATTGGAAGTAGATGTGGCAGTGAAGATGTTATTGTTTACGATGCAGAGAAGTGCATAGAGATCCTTGTTAGAGATCATGACATGGACCCTGATGAGGCTTTAGATTATTTTTCGTTTAATACTCTAGGATCTTACGTTGGAAAACTTACTCCTGTTTTCGTATGGCAAAGATCTATGAAAGAGATTGACGACGAGCAATCTCTTGAGTCGCTAAATTAGATCCAGCCAAGGACTGAGGATCAATGTTACTTTGAGGTGTTGTAAACTGTGGCCTAACTCCTGGCGTGGTGGTTGCAGCAGCGGCTGGAGGTACAATGTTTTGTATGTTCTCTACCAAGCTACTCAAAGCACCAGCCGCACCAGGTGATTGTGTCCGGGTAGGTGTAGAGCTTACATCTTCGTAACTTAAATTCTTAAACGTGTTTGACATTTCGTTTATAATTGATGTTGGAAATATATCATAAGTGCCAGCTTGTTTCATCTTTCTTATGTTATCATCTGTAATGCTAAACGGTGTAAACTTTCCTTTAAATATTTCTTTTACGTCCCCGGTTAACATAGCGTTTTGTTTTAATATTTTTTTTATTTCAAGCTCCGATAAACCTAACGTTTTTAAATCTTGTATCGCTTGATAAAACTTTTTATCGTTTGCAAACTTTCTTTCATTTCCATATTGATACCCTTCAACAAAAGTATTTGCGTTTGCATTTTCATCATCAGTGTACCTGTTAAACAATCTTCGAGAATCTCTTTGTGCTCGTTGATGTTCTCGTCCTTTAAATTGTGCACCTTTTTTAATATCAAATTCTCTCGAACTAAATCCCGTAAGTCGAAACAATTCTCCATCTGCAAAAAACTTTTCTTGTGTTCCACCAATAGATCTCTCTCTTCCAAATTTATCTGTGTTACTTACAACTCCAAAAGAACCAAGACCTGCTCGAGCAAAACGACTAAGTTGAAGTTCACCTCCACTGACTTCAAGAGGTATTAAGTTTGGAAGAATGGTGTCAAGAACATGAAGGTGAGCTTTCGCCATTTTATTAAATCTTGTGTCCTGTGGATTAAATATCTCTGCTCCTGTTTGAGTTCGACCTTCTCTTGCGGTTACATCTAACAACGCCTCTGCAACCATAGATTGACTAAGGAAAGGTTCAGCAAGTTCTCTTGTGCTTTGAAACATAATGTTTCCCATTATATCAGGAACAGATTGATTTAATGTAGCACCTGTTTCTATAGCATTAAGAGCAGCGTAACCCATTCGAGAAACTGTGTCATAGGGGTTTGACAAACTAAAATTTATGTAACTTAAATTACCGTCCTTGGCTATGGATAAAGGAATAAGAAGTGAGTTCTTTTCCCACGTTGCACCAAAGGATCTCTGGTATGCTTTCATTTGATCTCGGTCAACTCCACTAACACTATACGCAAAGGTAGAGAGAGCTCCTGGAAGAACAGCTGTTGTTCCAATAAAAGAAATAAGTCTTTTACGACCTTCGTCTTGAACCTCTTTGATTGGAGATCTAATGTCCTCTAATGCTTGTTTTATAATGTGAGAACTCGTTCTCCATATTTCATAAGGAAAAGTTATAAAGTTACCAACCGGAACTTTTCTAGCTGCTCTGAGAACATCAGGGGCTTTATTGTAATTAGGCACAGTATCCCTAACAATTTGAGCAGCACGATCTTTAATTAACTCATCTATAATTTCGGGCTTTAAATTTGTAACTCTGCCATCGTCTATACGACCTCCATTTTTTGCCCATTTTTGATATGCTTCCAAGGACATATCCGTGCCGTTTTTAGTAAGATGAAAAAACTTTTGTTCATCTGTTGCAGCCCGTAAAGAATTAGTTAACCTTTGTTTTTCAAATTCATAAGAATGTAGCTTCCAAACATCATCAGACCCTTGATATGCTTTTTCCATAAATTTAAAAAGTTTACCACCACCTTGAGCAAGTTTACTTTTTTCAAGTAAAGTTCCAAGTTTCTCTCCGGCAAAAGGTATGTCTTGTACAAGAGCAGCACCCCCTGTTTTAGCAGGTTTAAAGTCTGCACCTATTCCTACCCCTTGACTAATAAGATCTTGTATTTCTCTAAGCTCTGCTTGTGTTCCTAACACCCCACGACTTTGAGCTTCTTGAAGATAATCTAAAAGTTTTTCATCAGTGAAGTTTCCTCTAATATTTTGACGCACAGCATCTATAGAGTCTGCAAGACTACCCCCCATACCAGAACCAATGTTACCATTAGCAACAGCAAACAAAGAAGCTGTAGTAAAATTTCTTATTTGTGTTATTGGAGATAGAACTGTTTTAGAATATTGAGACGCACCCTTTGCTCTTAAAAATGCCCCATATAATCGAGATACTCCAGCCGAAACAACATTGTCTTCGTTTAAAACACTCCTTGTTAGGTTAGAGTAAATTGCTTCTGGAACAATATAACCGTGCAATGCTCCCCATCCAGACTGATCTATAGGTTCGTCAGCAGCCACATCGTCCCCTCGATCTATATGACTTTTGCCATTCTTTGAACCAAGCTGAACATAGTTTCCAGAATCTACAAGAGATTTTATTTGATCTTCACTAAACCGTTCTGGGTTCATAAAGTACTTTCCGATTGTTTCTGGATTGGCATCAGCAAGTTCTCTTGTTACACCAAAGTAATCATCAATAGCTTTAAACTCAGATAAGTCTGCAATCGTTCCAAGGTATGCCTCTCTTGGATCGTCTACCTCTCCAAGTAGTTGTCTAATCGCAGGGGGAATATTTTCACGATCTATAAACATACCCGTGTTAAGCCTGTCCACAGCGACACGACCTCCTTTGTGTTTTCTATTTTTTAAATTTTTATATTTATTTAAAGTAAGTTTTCTAGCTTCAGCTGCTGCCTCGTCTGAAACATCCCCTGCAAAACGAATTTCATTATCTACCTCAACAAGTCCTAAGTCTTTCATCTTTTGATCAGAAAGATAGTTGCCTCCAGGTATGTCTGGATTGCCTCTTGCCTTCGTAAACATTTGAGCAGCAAATCTTTTACCTTCTTTTGTTTTAAAAAAAGTATCCACTACTTTTTCTGTCGCTTCATCAGGAACATAATTAGCGTTTTCAAGAGCTCTATATCTTCTACGAACATAAGTATTGAGGTTAGCTGTTATAGTTTCTTCTAATTGTTTTTTCCCTGTTTTTGTGTTTGTAAAATCATTATACTTTAAAAAATGACTATTTAAAATATTATCACTTAATTTATCAATATGATTCCTCATATCATTTGCGTCTTTTCTTAACTTAGGATTTATGTCTTTTAGTTTAGATCTTTTAAAAATTTCTTTTGTTATGCCTTTATCGAGCTCGTCTTTCGTAGGAGCTGATGTAAGATAATCCATAATTTTATTTAATTCTTGTACACGACGGTTTTTTAAAGGCTCCCCAGATAAATTATTAAAAGCAGATGATAAATTTTTATCAAACTTATTGAGTAAGTTTTCAGCTACCATTACATCATTTTGAACAATGCCCGAAGTCATAAGTCTTTTATTTGATATGGCTTCAGGTAAAAAAGATCTGTATCTAAAACCAGCCAAAACATCTGCAAAAAGTTTTTGTCCTTTTGTTAATTCTCTGTCTGTACCTTGTCCAAAAATTCTGTCTTGTTCTAACTGTTTTAATTTTTCTTGTATCTTAGTAGAGCCAACAGCACCTTTTGCCCCAACAACAGCACCCGTAAGAACACCACCAACAACTCCTGCTTCTGCTCCTATTTTAAGTTTGTTTTTTATTCTTCGTAAGGCTTCTGCACGTCCGTCTAATCCAATGGTTTGATCCGAAGCTGTGGGTCCACCACCAAAAAAATCACCTATTGTTGTCATGCCATCTGTAGAAACAGCAGCGTCTACCCCGGCGGCAGCACCGAGTTCCTTTGCATAATACCCAAACTTTTCAGCTGCTGTAAAATCTTTTAAATCTTCAGATAAACCTTTAGCTTTTCGTGCCGCTTTGGTAGCAGCTCCAACAGTTCTTGCCGCAGCTACCCCGGGAACTACAAATTGAGTTAAGACTTCTGCACCCTTACCAGCAAAACCCACAGGGTCTATGCCTAAACTTTCTCTTAACTCTTCAGCTGCGTCTGTTATAGCTGAAGAATAGTTTGATCCAGCAATGAGGTCCACGGCTGAAGCACCAAGTTCCCCGATCCCTTGTCCTATGCCAATAACACCAGAGGCAACGCCTTCTGCAAGCTCTATAGGTAACCCTTCGCTCTTTGACTTACCTGTTCTTATAGGTCTTCCAAATTTATCAAAAGCCATCTTTACTCCTCACTAAGGTTTCTTGAGAAGTTTACCTGAATTTTTGTCTCTAAAAACAGTCCCAGAAGTCAACTCATCATATTCTTCTTTAGTGCCTATAATTTTAACAGAACCACCAAGCCTATCTTCTGTAATGTCTATTGCTCTCCTAGACAAAGGAGCTATTCTAGAAGCTACTTCTTGTGCCGCTTCATCTGCTTGTTCGGGAGACATTCTTTCTCCAGTATCAGGATCTACCTTACTTATGTTTTCTGCAAAAAGAGCAGCATACGCAGCGTCATACGTTTTATCTGCCTCTTTAGTTACCTCGTCTTGCTTGTCCATTGCATAAAGAGAACTTTCCGCATACGCCCGAGAAGGAAAAGGACTTTTACTAGCAGCTTCTGCAAACCCTTGCCTCATCTGAAACCTTAAAGCCTCTTTCTCTTGAGGAGATAAACCCTTATCAACCGTTACCTCCTCTAGTCCTTCAGGTATTCCTTCATCCTCAAACAAACTTCCTATTGCTTTATCGCCATAATACAACCCAGCTCCTGTTAAAATAGGGTTTCTTCTCATTGCTCTTAAAGTTTTACCCACAGGTCCTGTGGGTTTGCCACCACCAACTTTTCCTCTTAAAGCATCAATACCTCTTCCGACAGTAGCCCCTGCAAGACGATCTACTTTACTTATAGCTTTTTCAAAACCTGCTGGACCTTTTCCCCCGATACCTGATCTAGGTCTTCCTTGTAAAGAACGTGCAATACGAGGGAGATATTGTAATCCTCGTTGAACTAATGCTCCAGCAAAATAGTTACTTGGATAAGCATTCATAATGCCACCTGTTGCCGCCATTCGCACAGGCATGTTCATTTGAGGGGGCTGTCCCATCTGAGGTCGTTGCCCCATCTGAGGCTGCATTCTCATTTGAGGGGGCTGTCCCATTTGAGGAGGCTGTCCCATTTGAGGAGGCTGTCCCATCTGGGGTTGCATTCTCATCTGAGGCTGCATTCTCATTTGAGGAGGAGACATTGGTTTACCAGGAGGTATAATAGGTTGAAAGGGAACAGGGTTCATCATTCCCTGACCCGTCATCTTTTCAACAGTAGCACTTGGAGCACCACCCATAACAGCGTTCATAAGTTCTTCAGAAGATCCCATAATGCCACCCATTTTTTTAAGGGCGTTTCTTGCTTCTTGGTTTTTCTTTCTAAATAAACTTCTGTTATTAACATCTGTTGCCATGTTACACTCCACTCACGTTTCTAAGACCACCCAGTCCACCAAGTTGTTGTTGTGCTGAATATCCTGCAACATTTCCTAAGAAAGAAGATACAGGATTAGGTCTTGGTATACTAGACATTGTCATTGTTTGTGCCGTGGAAGGAACGCCCCTAAATATATCAGACATATATGAAAAACGTTGAAAGGGTTCATATGCTTCTTCTATGGCCCCAGCCCTCTGCACATCATATTCTGCTTGTCTCTGTGCTTGCTCTAAGGAACCAACATTAAACAAGGCATTAATATCTCGTTGTGCCGCAGATTGTGCTGCTTCCCCAAGAGCACCTTGCTTCACACCAAGCCCTGCAATACCCTGACCCAAAGAACCAAACAATTGTGATGCTGTTTGTCCTCTGTTCATTTGGTTTTCAAACGCAGATTGTGCTTGCTGTTGAGCACCTGTGTAAGCCTGTGATCGTAGCTGTGCACCCACTCGTGCTTTTCTATCGTCTATGTTTCTTTGTAACTCTTGCTCTGTAACCGCTTGTCGAGATCCACCAAAGGCTCCGGAACGAACAGCTTGAGCTCGATCACCAATTCCTGCTATATCCCCGGCTCTTTGAATGTCTGCTTGTGTTGTATCAATTACTTCCTCTACAAACGGATCATAAAACTCTTTATATGAAGTGGGATCATATGCCCCTGTTGTACTGTCTAAAGTAGTCCCAGCCTTTCTATAAGATTCAAGACCCTCGCCCAAGGTACTGGCAGCTTGTTCCATCATAGGTTGATATAAACCTATACCACCTCCAACTCTTTCTCCGGTTTCAGGGTCAACAGTTCCTGTCATTAATTCTATGGCTCTTTGTTGAGCCGGAGTAAACTGCATAATGTCAGGTCGAGGAACACCGCCTTGAACTTGTTGTATCGGTTCACCATATTGATCGTATCTTACATTACCTTCCTGATCTAACTCATAAACAGGATTACCTTCTTCGTCTGTTACAGGAACACCGTATAACGGAGACGTGGCAGCAATGCCTGTAGGTTGACCTGTCTCAGGATCAACTTGATAAACATTTGCTAGAAGGTCTTTAAGAAATCGTTCTTGATAGTCAGGAAGATATTGACCACTTAACTGTACATACTGTTCAGCCATTATGCTCTCCCCTCAAATTGATTCATCATCTTATACATTTTAGCAGCACCAGCAGCACGGTTACCGTTGCCAGCACCTTTGACAGCATCTGCTGTCATAACAAACTCACCGTCCGAGAGCCGAGCTTCTTGAACCGGTCTACCATTTTGATAAATCATAGATTTAATGGAATCACTGGTTCCTGTTCCAGGGCCCTCAATCATACCTCCCATGTTTGCAAATCTCATGTCAGGTGCCGGAGTTCCTCTATAATCAGGAAGTCTTTCTCCTGTTTCCATCTGTCGTCTTTGTAAAGGTGTTGTAACTTTTGGAGGATTTTTATCTGCAAGAACTCTTAACATAGATAATCCTTCGGGGGTGTTCAACCCTGCTATATTTAAAAGATTAGTTATACCACCACCACCTTGTAAAACTCCACGAGCCGGAGTTCCTGTTCCAGCTGCACCAGGAATGCCGCCTGATTGTGGTTGTCCCGAGGACACCATTGGTCCAGGACGTGAAGAAGAAGTAGTGCCACTGTTCAAGAGGTTAGCTGCAAGTAAAGCGTTGCCTCCAAACTGAGCCGTTGTAAGAGTGCCTATTCCCGCTTGAAGCATTTTTTCAAAGTCACCACCAGAAGAAATGCCTTCTCCTAAAGCAGCACCTATGGCAGCACCACCTGGGCCACCCACAGACATTCCAACCAGAGTGCCTAATGTCTTTAGTAAATCAATGCCCATTGCTTTTAGATCTCCTGTATTTATCGCATAGTATCAAAATTATTTTCTCTTTACTAGTACCATTATGTTGTTATCGTCACACTTCCCACCGCACCTGTAGCAGAGTTTCCTCTTGTATGAGATCTATCTGCCGTTACAATCTTTAAATTTCCCATCAATCCAGATTGATCTCTATATTCAAACACTGCTCCCACCTCTAGTCCAAGATCATCTGTCTGTAAATTAGTTAATGTTAACTCTGTGTTCCTGCCTTCCCCTGGATTTTGCATTTGTGTTAAATAAATAGAAAAAGCTCGTACAACCTCTGCCATATACTCTCGGCTGTATTCCTCCGGTGGCACAGGAAAGAATGGTAGATTTAAGTTTCTTGACATTATCTTCTTCCATCTGACTTAACATCTATTCTCGGAGAACCTAACCTCCAGGCAACTCCCGTGTTTGTTGACGCTATTTTTAAAGCTATTGATCGTCCTCGAAGACGTAAGTTAACTTTATCTGTATATTGTTCAACAACAGAGGACGTAGCCGCAGCTGACCGAATAACAGAACTATCTTGTGTTTGTAAATAAGTATCTCCTGGATGATTTCTAGATTTAAGAGTTAAAGTTGCCGTAGGAGAGTCAGCTGTTGAATCTCTAAAAGTAATATCAGGTATAATCTTATTAACAAAAGAAAAACGATCTCCATCTCCAATATCTATTTGACTTGATTCAATGTGAGCAGATATAGCTGTAACAGGATCTGTGCTCCCGTCATCAAACCCTGTCTCGTGAAAATACAAATAATGATCTGTGCTTGCCGCAATAGGTAAGTTTTCAATACCTCTGTCCAACCAAACCGTTCTAGCTAAGTTACCAAAGTACCATATCTTTTGTTGGTAATTATAAATAACATAACGGTCACATTCATCACTATCGGAACTTGGATAAAACCACCACACCTCTGAAAAAGCAGAGTTAGT